TAGGTGGTGAGGCTGCGCGATTTTTACCAATGAGCGAAAGATATGCAATTGGCCCGAATGCCACGGGTGTAGATGGCAAATACGGCAGTGAATACGGAAAAAGAATCCCTGATAACATGCTGGTGGGCATGGGTGGCACAGAGGAAACCGGATATAAGTCTATCCCCGGCGGCAATCTACCGTTTGACTTAAACAAACTTATTGGCATTTCCCCCGACAGCACTTCGCAATACAGAAATGCAGATTCGCCCAGCAATCGTGACATTGAAAAAGAATACAATCTTTTAAATCGCTCAAATATTACCAACTCCATCAATGATCTTTTTGGAAGCAATCTGTCTGGAGCAGATATAGCAAGCCGTATTGCTGTTCTTGGTGGTGGCTTGGCTGGCGGTCTAGGGATGTTTGCACCCAACAGACAAAAAGTTGGATACCAAGGTGGTATTCCTAAGTTCACCGCAGAACGCAACATGGTGACTGCTCCTCCCGCTGGCAGCCGTCCCGGTGCTGGTGGTGTTAACTACGGTGGCGATGTTAATTACGTGCGTCAACCCGGATCTCCTTCCACTTCTTCTGGTGGTGGCGGTGGAGGCGGCGGTGGTTTTGATTTAGGAAACGTAGCCAAAATAGCTGGTGGCGCTGGATTGGCCGCATTGCTTGGTAACTATCTTAGTAAACCCGGCGCACTAAGCGGTATCTCTGGTGGTTTAAATTCTATTTTAAAGGGCATTGGTTCTGGCTCTGGTTCCGGTTCTGGCTCTGGTGCGCCCGCAGGAACACCAGATGAATTTACTGGAATTGATAAACAGATTAGAGACAATCTACTGCGGCAGCTTCCAAATCAGTTAAACGAAGAAGAAATTCAAGCTGAGTTTGATCGTCTTCGTGGCGAAATACCAGAGTATGAAATGCCGATGTATATAGAAGATACAGAACCTTTCAACAATTACACTTACTCAAGTGGTGAACTTGATTACGCTAAGGGCGGTAGCGTACCCCGCTACCTACAAGGAGAGACTGATGGTATGGCCGATAAGATTCCAGCACGTATTGGCCAAGATCAACCCGCCGCGCTAAGCCATGGCGAGTTTGTTGTTCCTGCGGATGTTGTGTCTCATTTGGGCAACGGCAACTCTGATGCCGGAGCTAAGAAGTTGTACAGCATGATGGACAAGATCCGTCAAGCCCGTACCGGCACAAAGAAACAAGGCAAGAGAATTAACCCAGACAAGTTCATGCCCGGTGGTTTGGCTCAAGCTTATGCCAATGGCGGATCAGTTAAGCGGTATCAAACTGGCGGCGCTTTGCCCTCTGGCTCAACAGGATCAGAGCAAACACTTGCAAGCTGGACTGGTGACTACATTCCTAATATGCTTGGTAAAGCTGAAGCTTTGGCTAGTGCTCCGTATCAACAGTACGGCGGCCCACTCTCGGCTGGTGCTTCCGGCTTACAACAGCAAGCATTCCAAGCTGCGGGTAATCTGTCCGTGCCTAGCAGTGTTGGTCAAGCTACGCAGACTGCGGGCGATATTGCTGCCAAGGCTCAAGGCATAAGCTACGACCCAACAAAGTTTGATAACCAGTTTAAAGCACCAGAACTTTCTGCTGCCACGCAGTTTACAAACCAGTTCAAAGCACCTGACCCGTACCAAAGTACAACGTTTAAATCAGGCACTTTCGGTCAGGAGCAAGCTCAGCAGTACATGAATCCGTACTTGCAGGCTTCTTTAAACCCACAACTGGAAGAGGCTCGCCGTCAGTCAAACATTAGCGAGCAAGCCAACAAAGCCGCGATGACTAAGGCTGGTGCTTTTGGTGGTGGCCGTAGCGCCATTTTGACCGCAGAGAACCAACGCAATCTTGGCACTAACTTAGCCGGTATCACTGGTAAGGGTTACGACACTGCGTTCCAGAATGCTATGTCTCAGTTTAATGCTGACCAAGCCCGTAACATGCAGGCACAGCAGGCATCTGAGCAGTCTAAGCAGTTCGGTGCTACTCAAGGTATGACCGCCGCTGACATGATGGCCAAATACGGTATGTCTGCACAGCAAGCTCAAGAGGCTGCGCGTCAGTTCAACCAAGGTCAGTCTATGACTGCGGCTCAGCAAGCCGCTCAGTACGGTCAAGCCGCTCAACAAGCTTCTGAACAATCTAAACAGTTTGGTGCAAACTTGGGTCTACAAGGTCTTCAGACCGGTCTTCAGGCTGCAAAAGCTCAAGGCGATTTGGGGATTTCTGGTGGTCAGTTGGGCTTGGCTCAGTTGCAAGAACAGTCACGCCTTGGCGCTCAACAGCGTGGCATTGAGGCTGAAGGTATCGCAGCAGACAAAGCTGCATTTGAAGAGGCTCGTGCCAACCCATTTAAGATGCTTCAGTTTCAGCAGTCTATGCTCCAAGGTTTGCCAATTTCTGCAACCAATTACTCAATGCCTGAGCCAGACGCTTTTACCAATGCTGCTCGTGGTGCGACGACTGTGAATCAGTTACTTAAAACTTTGGGTCTGGGGTCTTCATCCCCAAAGAGGTAACCCCCTCCGGTTCTTCGGATTCTGGCGGGGGCTTGGGTTTAGGTTTAGTTGGTGGTTTGGCTGCGGCGGCGGCGGCACGCCCTGCTGCGCCTGAGCCTATGTACACGCCAAGGCAAGAGCCTTCTTATGCGTATAACCCACCGCCTCCTGCTCCGCCACCTCCGCCACCTCCACCTCCTGCTCCTCCGCCACCACCAGCGTCCGAGCCGGTTCCACCGCCTCCGCCTATTACTGCGCCAACACCTCAGCAAGCACCCATATTCACGCCACCTCAGCCTCCTCAAGAATTTGAGTACATGCAAAACGGTTTTAATGTTGACGACACGCCTGCGTACATCAAAGTGGCTAAAGGTGCTGCGGGAAATGCAGCGGTACAGCTTCCACCAGAACCTGTTTACACACCACCCCCAGAGCCTGATTATTTTGCACAGCAATTTGGGCCAGATGTTTATAGTCCAACACCTGCTCCCGCATATACGCCTCCTCCAGAGCCTGTTTACACGCCCCCAGAGCCTGACTATTTTGCGCAGCAGTTTGGCGGTGGAGAAACTGCCGGTGGTGGTTATGGGGGCTATGGCATAGACGACCGGTATTACGAGCAAATGTTTGCCAAGGGCGGTTTAATCGATCTTCTCCGTAGACGTTAAGAGAAATTTCAATAAAATGAGCACAGTTATTAGAAGGAATCATCATGGGTATTGATCAACTTGTAAACGCATACAAAGGCAACCCACAGCCTTTGCAAGCTAAAGTTCAGCAGGCTCAAAAGGGCCAGCCTCCCGGAGCCATTCCACCCGATTTGGAAGAAGCAATTGCGCTTCAAAAGATTACTGAATTGCGTAACAGTGCGCAGGCTCAGCAAGCTATGCAAGCTGGCGGTGCTCAACCTTCTATCGTTGAAAAACTCCGTCAGATGTTAAGTGCTGAACAAAGACAGCAAGCTCAACCCCCGCAGATGCCCCAAGGCGGCCCACAAGCTATGCCTCAAGGTGCGCCACAAGGCGCTCCTCAGCCACCACAAGGTGTTGATGCTCTGCCAACTAACGTAGGCCAACAATACGCAGAAGGCGGCATTATTGGTAATGTCCGTCATTTTGATAATGGTGATCTTGTTGTCGATCCTATGGGTGGAGTTATTCAATCCAGCTCTGATTCAAAAGATGACCGCACTATTTTGGAGCGACTTGGTATTTTTAATCCAGAAAATCGTCGCGCTCTTGAAAGAGCTGAACGTCAGAAGCGTGAGCGTGAGGCATTGGGTTTAAAACCCGGAGAAGTTGAGCGTGGTCGTTTGCCAGACCCACGCGCATCCGCCACTCCATTCCCTAATGCAGAAGCTCAACTTGCTGCTTCTGCGGATTTTGCCGCTCAATCTCAACCCAAACCTCGTGTAAACGCTGCCCCCGCAGCAAGCAGCGGCGAATCTTCAACCGCTGGCTCTGGAGCGCCCGGGATGCCACGTAATTTGTCGTTTACACCATCGGCAGGTGGAGGCAATGAGTATTTAAGAAAAATGCTTGACCGTGATGAAGATGTCTTGGCAGGTGAAATGCGAGCCAAGTTTTTAAACGAAGTTGGCAAGAAAGATCTGTCCATTTACGATGAAATGGCAGCCGAACTAAAAGCCAGAAAAGAGCGTTTAAAAGGCCCAGAAAAAGGCTTTGACTCATTGATGGAGTACTTAGGCGCTATTGCTCAATCTGGCGGTGGCCGTAGTTGGATGGAAGCTGGCGCAAAAGGTGCTGCTGGCTTATCTGCATTGCAGAAAGCCCGCCAAGACCAACAAGACGCTCTGGTTGACAAGATCCTTGATCTTGGAGCCAAGAAGAAAGAAGCTGAATATGGTGAACGTCTTGGTATGTTTAACCTCACCAAAACTGAGAGAGACAAGATTATTCAAGACAAGAGGGCAGTCGCTGAAAAACTTGGTCTGTCTGAGGATAAAGAAAGAGAACTTATTCAGAACGCTTTGCTTGAAGAAGCCAAGATGAAGAACCAAATGGCTGTTGCTCGTATGGGTGGTCGTGATAATTTGGCTGAACGTGCGGCAAAGATTAGGGCTGAAAACCCCGGCATGTCTTTTGAAGAGTCTATTAGACGTGCATCTTTGGCTGGTAGTGCAGCTTCAGTAGGTGGTACTGATGCACGTAGAGACAAAGCTTACATTGATGCTAAAAACAAGATTGATGAGCGTTTCCAGCATTTAATCAGCGACACTCCTTATGGCAAGAAGCAAAAAGAGTTGTACGACAAAGCTATTTCTGATTTAAACGCTACATTTGGTGTAAGCGGTAGCGGTATAAACACGCTGCCAGCCGCAGCACAACCAATTCCATCCGGAGCAAAACCAAGTGACTTGTCCGTTGGAACTGTTTATCAAACCGCCAGAGGCCCAGCAAAATGGAATGGTAAAGCATTTGATCCAGTGCAATAATAGCCTCATAGGAGTTTGTAATGGCAAAAGAATTCTCGTTTGAAGAGGCAATTGGCACACCTAAAGAGGAAAAAGAAAAGAAGTCGTTTTCTTTTCAAGAAGCCGTACAGCAACCAAGTGCTCCTTTTTCTTTTAAGAACATAGGTCTTGCTTTCGGCCAAGGATTGACCGGTGCAACGCAAGACATTTCTAGTATTGCCGGTGCAACCAATCCTCTTGCTCAAGGCTTAGGTAGTTTGCAACAAACTGCTGGCGAGGCAATGACTCCCGAACGCAGGGCTGAAATTCTACGTCGCCAACAAATTGAGAAAGCCGCAGAAGGCAACACTTGGGAAGAGATCAAAGCCAAGCTTGGCGGTGTTGCTGAGGCTCCCCTTATTACCGCAGCTACAGTTGCTGGCGGTATAGTTCCATACGTAGCAGGTACGCTTGCTGTTCCTCAAGCTGCTATTCCTGCAATGGTTGCAAGGCTTACTGGCCTTGGCATGTCTGCTAAGACGGCCCAGAGGGTTGCATCTGCAGTGCCTGTCACTGCCGTTGGTGGGGTGATGGGTCTTGGCGGTCAGAAAGCCCAAGACTACGACACAGTCAAACGTGAGTTGCTTGAAAAGGGTGTTAAAGAAGAAGAAGCGGAAATCCTTGCTCAAAAGGCCGCAGAGTATTCTTTAAAGAATCTTCCTAGACAAGCCGCAGCTGCTGGCGCTGGCGCTTTTGAAGGCGCTATTGGTGCTGAAGCATTATTGAGCCGTGCTGTTAAGAAGCCTCCCCAAGTCCAAGGCAAGCCAGTCAATATGCCTGAGCCAACTTGGAAAGAAGCTATTGCAAAAAGCACTGTTGGCGAAGCTTTGCCTGAAGGCATTCAGTCTGCGGTTGGTACTGCCGGAACGAACGTTGCCCTGACCGAGGCTGGTGTCCCCACAGACATCACCAAAGGCTTAGTGTCTAGCGCAGTGCGTGATACGCTGGTTGGCGGCCTCATGGGTACGGCTGTCTCTCCGTTGAAGATGAGAGAGCTACGCCAAGAATATGTAGCCAACGAAATAGAATCCCAAAGAGAATTCCAAAAGCAGCAGCGCGAAGAAATTGCTGCCGCAAAGAAACGTTTAGACGATCAATTGGCAATGACCAAGAACCCTCTTGGATCATTCACTATGGCAGATCTTGGCCCAGACTTAGCCAAGACTGTTGAGCAACACCGTATTGATACAGGTAAGCCAGCACTTACATCTTATGCTCTGGATGACATCATTGATGCTCTTCCCGGCGTAGACAAAGCCAAAGAGACAGAGAGTTTAAACGCATTGATTGCAGCCAAATCTGGCTACACCAACGAGGTTTACACGCCTGCCCAGCTTATTGATATTGCTCAGGCTAAGAACGTGGATAGTGCTGCGCCTAGCTTTGCTGACTTCCTGTCTAGAACGACCGGTGTCAGTGATCCAATGCAGATGTCTCAGCCTCAGCTTCATGCGGCTATTACGTCCTTGGATAAACTGCCCGGCTTCGCCGCACCGCAGGCTCTGCCTGAAGGTTCAAATGCCACCCGCTACACACCCGAGCAGCTGACGATTGCCATTGACAGTTTAAACGCCAAGATGGACTTACTTGGCAAGGACGACCTGAACTTCAAGGAAACGACAAGCACGATAGAGCAAGCCACAGGACTCAAAGGTTCTGCGGTTAATGCATTGCTTAACGATGCCAACCGCACTGGTAGCATCGTTACAGAAGGTCAGAAAGTTAGCGTTCCCTCACGCACAATACCTACTGGATACGGCATTTCTGAGGAGTTTGGCGTAGAAGAAGAAGTCGCAGATGCGTATGACATCATGCGTGGCGATGAGAAGCTGACCTCCGTGCCAGACCAGAAAGCCGCTGACACTCTCTTAGAGAAGCTGCAAAAGATTACAGAAGCTGACATCAAGAAAGTTGATGCAGATCTCAAGGCTATTGATGAAAAGACAGCCAAGTCTGAAGACGAGCTAAACAGATTGATCGTTGAAGGCAAAGCTAACACTCCAGAATACAAGGCCGCAGAGAAGGCTCATCAAGACCTGATGGATGCCTCTATGCCCACCATTGCAGAATTGGTGGCTAAGAAGGAGTCTTATGGTAAACCCTTGGAAGCTGTTCCAACAGGCGTTAAAACAGTCAAGCCTGCTTCTTACATTGTGCGTAAGGGTGATGAGATCCGCACCATTGCACAAGACCGTGCTGCGGCTGAACAGGCTATCTTTGAAGAACTATCTGAGGCAGACCTTCAAGACCTTGTAAAGCGGCCTTCGCCTGCGTTACAGCAGCGTGTAAACGCAGAGCTCCAGCGCAGAGCAGCATTGCCGGTTACCGGCGCTCCTGCAACAGCGGTAACGCCTGAGCAACAAGACAAACTGGACAGGTTGAAAGTTGAGCTTCCAGCCCTGCTTACCAAGTTTGGCCTGAAGGATGTTGGCCTCAAGATTGTTGATGCAATTGAAGGTGGTGCTGACGGCTCCTACCAAGCCAAGTTAATTCAGATTGCATTAAGCTCAGAAAACCCTATTACGACCCTGCGCCACGAGGCCATCCACGCTCTGAAAGAGTTAGGCTTCTTTACACCTCAGCAATGGAAGGCATTGGAGCGTCAGGCTGAGAAGGAATGGGTACAAAAATACCTGAAGAACGTCAGGGTTGAAGTTGGTGGGCAAACAATGTCCCGCTATGACGCTTATGCCAACGGTGTAAAAGATGCAAAAGGCGAGTACATCCTAAATCCGCTTAGCGCAGAGTCTGTACTGGAAGAAGCTATTGCCGATGCGTTTGCTGACTTTGATGTAAACAAAGCGCCTCCCGGAATGTTGACTGCGTTGTTGAACAAGCTCCGTAACTTCTTCACTGCGCTGCGTAACAGTTTAAACGGTGCTGGATTCCAGACATACGAAGACGTGTTCGGTAAAGTTGAGAAGGGTCAGCTCAAAGCTACCGCTCCAGAGGTTGAGGTCGAGCAGAAATTTAGCCTTGCACCAGAAGGAATACCTCAAAAGCTTTGGGATTTGCATAACAAGGCTATGGCCGCTGATGAGGCAGCTAGTACTTGGAATGCTGGCTCTAGAAAAGCTAATGCAACCAAAGCAAGCAATCGTTTAGTTCGGGCTGTGGATGAATATTTCCCTGATGATTATCAGGCGCAAATGGCAATCATGACCAGAATGAATGAGGAATCCAGTAAGCGCGGAGAAGGCTTCTTTGGCACTCCAAAATTTAGTTTGGATACTAAAGCTGAAAAACGTCCAGAGACTACTGAATCTAAAAAATCTCTTGTTCGTGCTGCAGTTGAAGGCGAGACAGAGATCTCCACACGCAATCCACAAGGCGTTAAACGCACTAACGACCCCATCACAGACATGCTGTCAATTGATGAGGCGGCTGTACGTGAGGCCATGAAGGCCAACCCCGATATGTATAAACGCACCATCCAAGCCATTAAGGGTTATGGATTTGTGCCAAACAATACAGCTCCTAATGATGTAATCAATGTGTTTAAACGCAACATCATTAGCAATTTGCTGTATCTCTATAACAAAGTTCCTGCGGATATTCGTGAGCGCAGTAAGCTTTGGTATGACGGTGCAAACCGTATTGCCACCGACATGAGCAAGGAATACAAGGTTTCCATGGAGCAAGTGGCTGGCATCATGGCCGCTATGTCTCCTCAGAAAGACTGGTTCCAAAACGTTTCTATGGCTGAACGTGCGTTAGACATCTTGACTGAACAAGGCGATAAGTCTTGGGATGCCAACATGCTTAAATACGCTGAGAGCTACGTCAAAGAAGCTACCAGCCGCAAGGAGCGTGAAAAGCGTCAAGCAGCTTTTGACAAGATCAAAGGCGTAGCCCGTGCAAAAACAACTTTAAACGACATGTCGCAAGATGATGCGGCTGCGTTTATACGTGCTTATGACGAGGCTTACAACTCCCGTCAATACAGAATTGTCACCCCAGAGGGTGGCTTTGGTGATTACGTTCGTAAGAATGATGGCGAGCCTGCCACCATGATGTGGTCTACATACGATCCAATCAAGAAGACTGTCAGCATTTTCCGTGATGGAAGTCGCAAAAACATTAGCGAGCAGTTGGGCGAAGAGCACAAGATCCGTTCTTTCTACAACAACATTGCCGCTCCCAACAGCGACATTGGTCACGTAACAATTGATACCCACGCAGTTGCCGCAGGCTTGTTTGAGGCTTTGGCTGGCACAGACCAAGAAGTTATCCACAACTTTGGTGGCACGGGTAAGAACATCAATCTTGGTGTTGGTGGTACATACGGCATCATTGCCGATGCCTACCGTGAAGCGGCTCAGCAAAAGGGTGTCCGTGCCCGTGAGATGCAATCCATTACATGGGAAGCTGTTCGTGGCTTGTTTGGTGAAAACATTAAGAGCACCATCAAGCCTAAGATCCGTGCAGAGTGGACTAAGTACAAGACTGGTGAGCAATCATTTGATGCCACCCGTGAGAAAGTTATGGAGATTGCCGGTGGAATTGACAACCCTGATTGGGTTGGAACTGGCGCTGGAGATTTTGTTGCCGACGGCGGATCAAGCTACGACAAAGCGTTTACACCAGAAGGTGGTGTTCGTCTGCGTGAAGAGAAGGACATCCGTGAGAAGTTAACCTTCAACCTGTCTGCGGTTACATCATCCATTCCCGGCCTGCGTGAGTTGTATCAACGTGCAATGGGGCGTGATAAAGAAGCCTACACCGTGCTCCAACGAGTTGCGGAAAGCTCTCTCAAGTTCTTGTTGAGTGGTACAGGTGCAAAGGTTAATGTTGAGTACGCCAAGGGCGTGTATCTGTCAGACCGTGAGCCATCTATTTCTGTTGGAGTTGCATTCTCCGAAAAAGAAATGAGCAATGTGATGGCTGGGTTGGCTAAGTTTGCAGAAAGCTATAACCAACAACAGATCCATGTGCGTCAAGAGACTGCGCAGAAGTTTGGTCATAACTTTGGCGATGGCTCATACGCCACCGCAGTGTATGAAATTGACCTCAAAAAATCGTTAAACAACGAAGCTATTTCAAGAGTTATTGACGACAGCGGCCTACAAGGTTTTACAATCACAGATAAAACCCTGACTGCATATTTTGTAAGGACAGAAGGCAATGAACAAGACAACTTCAAATCTTTCGGAGAGCGGATCAAGCGAGTCCACGAATTGGTGGGAGACAGCTCTAGCCGACCTAGACGAACAATTGAACGCCTCTACGTCTACGGAGAAGGATACGGAGCAAGGATCCCGTACAGCGAAGTCGCGTACCCTTCAAGCGACATTCGTACCAAGCAAGCGAGTGATACAGTAACTCCCAAGCTTATTGCTGAGTATTTAACAAAAGCTCCTGTTACAACGTTTAAACAGAAGCCGCTTAGCGCCAAGCAGGTCAAAGAACAGGAAAAGTTATCTAGGGCATTTGATGCCATGCCTGTTAACGACCTGAAGAATCCGTTGGTCAAACGAGCCTACACTGCGTTGGCAAACTCTCTTAAAGAGCAATATCAAGTCATGCCTATTAAGGTTGAGTTGATGGAGACCATTGACGAGCCTTACGCCAACAGCGATGCTGTCCGTCGGGATGTAAGTGTAAACAACAGATTTAAGGTTTACGCCACTTCTCCTGAGACATTTGGCCCACCCGGTTCAAACTTCAAAAACCATCCGCTGCTCAAAGACTCCGGGCTAAAGGATGTAAACGGCAAGCCAATGCTGTACAACGACTTGCTCCGTGCAGTCCATGATTACTTCGCCCACAACCTGACTGAGACTCAGTTTGGCCCTAATGGTGAAGCTGCCGCTTGGCGCAACCACATGTCTATCACGCCTGATCCGTTTGCACGTTGGGCATTGACATCAGAAACCCGTGCGCAGAATGCATGGCAAAACTTCCGTCCAGAAGCAAAAGGCTTGAGCCTTATTGAAAGAGGATTTGCAGATCAGAAGGCGGCTTTGCCACCTCTTGAGTTTGTGATGACTGGTGATGCAAAGATTGACCAGCCTGTTACCGAGCTGAAGGAAGTGCTAACGCCAGAACAACAGCGTGGCAGTGTTCCAACTACGGCTAAGTACAGCCTACGTAAAGCTCCAGATACACCTGAATTTAAACGCTTCTTTGGCAACAGTGTTGTCGTCAATGACGACGGCACACCCAAAGTCATGTACCACGGCACTGCCCGGAACATTGATACGTTTAAACCACGTCAAGCTGGCGCTATTTTTCTAACTGAGAACCCAGAGTTTGCAGGCGAATACGCAGATGTTTCTGCTGAAAACAAAGCCCTTGAGCGTAATCTTTCTGATTACTCTGCACAGGAATTGGATAAAGCCAAGGTACAAGCCATTGCTGATGTCCGTGCATCCTATGGAAACAACAAAGAATCTGCAGGTCTTATCAAAGAGATAAGGTCTGGCAACCCACAGGGTGAGGCTTTAGACTTCCTCAAGCTTGCCGCTGATAAGTTGTTCCCTGAAGCAGGTCAAAACATCATGCCCGTGTATGTGCGGGCTGAGCGACCATTTGACTACGAGAACCCAGATCATGTTGCTGCGCTTGGTTTAAACGACATAGACACAGAAGATCTTGCCAACAACGTAGCTAGACTTGAGTCTGACCGTGTCCAAGATGCAATCAGGGCCGCTGGTTTTGATGGCTTCTATATCAAACAGGGCAAGCAAAAGAACCTTGCAGTCTATGACCCCGTGCAGATTAAGTCTGCCACAGGCAACGTAGGAACGTTTGACACAACCAATCCTGACATTCGTTACAGCCTGCGTAAAGCACCAGATACTCCAGAGTTTAAACGTTGGTTTGCTGGCAGCAAGTTTGTTAACGCGGATGGAACACCTAAAGTTCTGTATCACGGAACCAAGAGCGACATTGATACCTTCAAGGTTGGCAATGGTGCATTTGGACGTGGCGTTTATGTAACAGAATACCCAGACAGAACCAAGCAGTACTACGGTGGCTTTGGTAAGTTTGGTGAGACTATGGGGCCGGATGGTGGCAATGTAATGCCCGTCTATGTCCGAATGGTTAACCCAAAGGTTATTGACACAGACATCTTCAAGGTACGACGTGCCGACGGTTCAAAGATGGATCGTAATGAAGCTGCTGAATACATTACTAGCCAAGCAATTGCCGAAGGCCATGATGGTTTGGTCACCATGCTTGGAGATCAAGTTTGGGAAGCGGTTGTCTTCAATCCTTACCAAATCAAATCTGCTATTGGTAATACCGGTGCTTATAGCCGAGCCAATCCTAGCATCCGCCAAAGTCTGCGTAAGGTTCAAGACGAAGTAGATTCATTGCCTAACGGCTCGGCTATCAACGCTAGTATCAACAGAATCACTACCGCCCGTGAGCCAGAAGGCTTCTTTGAGCGCATCATCAATGCGTTTAAACCACAGAGCGTAGACGCGCTGCGCCAGCAATGGCTCAATCGCTACAACCAACTCGGTGTGTATGACAAAGAGCTTGCCAAGCAAATGGGTGGAGCCGCTCTCCTTGCTGATGCAAGCGCAGAATCTGCCGCCCTGATGTCTGACAACGCCGCCGCTATTGCGTCTATGGCTTGTGGTATCGATGGCAAAGGTGGTATTCCAGTCTTTAACAATGGCTTTACCACAGTCAGCAGTGCCAATGGCGAGAAGGGTGTCCTTGAGATCCTGATGCCTTTGGCTCAGATTGGTGATCCCCGTATCTATCAAACCTATCAGTTCTGGGCTGGCGCTAAGCGTGGTAAACGCTTATTAGCCAATGGTAAAGATCATACTTACACCCCCGCAGAAATTGCTTACGCAGCGGAGCTGGAGAAGAAGTACCCTGAGTTTAAACAAGTCCAACAAGACTGGATCAAATACAACAACGGGCTAATGAAATACGCAGTGGCTACCGGTGTTCTTGCTCCAGAAAGAGCCGCAGAGTTCATGAAGTACTCTGACTACATCCCGTTCTATCGTCAGATAGATGGTGAGAACACTGTCGGCCCAAGACTGTTCCAAAACATCTCAGGAGTTACGCCTCCTAAGAAGCTGACAGGTATCAAAGAAGGACAAGAGGCTCCTCTGGCTGACTTCCTAGAGACCATTGTTCGCAACACTCAGTCCATCATTCAGTCTGGTATGAAGAACACTGCGGCACAACGTGCCATTGGTGCGGCTGTCCAGTTGAAGACTGCCCAAAAGCGCAATGACGTGTCATACGCTCCCGGAGTTGTGACCGTCTTGGAGCGTGGTAAGCCTGTCTCTTACGATGTCTCAGATCAGTTGTTCATTGATGCGGTTAAGAGTTTAAACCTACCAGAGTTGCCATTCCTAAGCATCTTCTCTGCGCCAGCCAATCTGTTGAGAAACCTGATCACCAAAGATCCCGGCTTTATGATGGCTAACTTGATGCGTGACTCATTGTCTGCATGGGTTACCAGCGGTGCAAAGATGACTCCTATCGCCTCTACCATCTCTAACTTTGGCAAGGCCATCGGTGGTAAAGATCCCGCTTACCTTGCCCTGCGCAATGCAGGTGTGATCGGTGGTTATGAGTTTGCTCAAGACATCAAAACAAGTGGCTCTGTCTTGGGTGCAAGTCTGCGTAGAGCAACGGGTACAGAGCAAGGTTCAGAGAAGGCCCTCAAGCCGTTTACAAGCCTCTGGCGTGGCCTAGAAAAGGGCACAGAGGCATCCGATGCCGCTACCCGCATGGCAGTCTACAAATCAACCTTGGAGCGTACAGGCAACGAGGCAGAGGCTATCTTCCGTGCTATGGAAGTCTTGAACTTCAATCGCAAAGGTAACCTTGCCATTGTCCGTATCCTGACTGCGGCTGTGCCATTCTTGAATGCACGTATGCAGGGCTTGGATGTGTTCTACCGTGCCGCCTTTGGCAAGATGGCTAGTGAAGATGCGGCTGCAATTCAGCGTTCATTCTTCATCCGTGGTGCAACCCTCATGGCCCTGTCAGCCATGTATTGGTTCCTGACCCATGATGAAGAGGAATACATTAACCAAGAGCAAGAGACACGAGACAACAATTGGTTGTTCCCGTCCGTGGGCATTCGGATCCCAATCCCGTTTGAGGTTGGTGTCCTGTTTAAAACAATCCCCGAGCGTCTGCTTGAGTACTCATTCGGTAACGACACTGGCAAAGATCTAGCCGACTCAATGAAGCGTAACTTGGTTAGTACCTTTGGTATCAACCCAATCCCGCAGACTTTCTTGCCATTGGTTGAGGCTCGCACCAACTACTCTTTCTTCACAATGAGACCCATTGTTGGACAGGGTATGGAAGGTGTAGCCACTGAGTATCAGGTATCTCCCGGAACTTCTGAGTTGGCTAAGACGGTCGGCAAGGCCATTGGCGAGTCACCCATCATGGTTGATCACATCATCAAGGGATACACAGGCTCAATGGGTATGTACGCAGTTGACCTGATTGATGCGATCCTCCTCGGAAATGATGAGTCACCCAAGGTTGCTAAACGCTTTGAGCAGATGCCTGTCATCAAGCGATTCACCGTGGACAAAGAAGCCAAGGGAACTGTGACCGCTTACTATGAGCTAAAGAACTCCGTTGATGAGGTTGTGAGAACAGTCAACTTAATGGAGCGCACTGGTAATGCTGAAGATCTTGGCGCTTACATGGAGAAGAATGCTCAGTTGTTTGGCATGAGAAACTACATAAGTAGCGTAGAGAAACAGATGAAGGTGATGCGTGAAGCGGCAATCCAGATCCGTTCATCTGACATGTCTTCTGAAGAGAAGAGAGACTCTCTAATGGCTATCACACAGGCTCAGAATGCCATGACATCAAGCATTAGAGAACTCAAAAAATCTATTGCACAGTAAGATGACCCCTCTCAAAGAGCCATCCAATGGTTTTGCGGTGGGCTTCATCCCAAGCTTTGAACTTGGCATCTTTTGTCCACTCATAGCCTTGGTCAACTTTTGCATGGCAGGTGTAGCACAAGGCCGCGATTCTGTAGTCGTGAGCCTTGAGTCCCATTCCCTTGCCATCCCGTTGTTGGTTTGAATGAGCGGCAACCACTGTGCCATCCTGTGCCCCACAGATCTGACATGGTGATTCCCTCACTAGGTCAAGCAGTTTTCTATTTCGGTACATCTTGCTCAGACAAAAACCGGATGTAGTTGGCTATCTCTTTACCGGTGTAATCAATGTCGCCATAAGCCATGAACCTCTTTTCTAGGCGTTTAAACACAGCCTGCTGGGCTGCGTGCCAGACTTCGTAGCTCCATCCGTCATCATCTTCAAAGGCTTTATTGCCTATGAACTCACAGTATTCTTTTTTGCATTCGTTCATCTTCGGCCTGTTTCTCGTAGTGGTTGATTGGTAGTGTTGCTTTCTTCCTGACAAACTTACGTAGCCATTCTGCCCCACCCAGCTCTTGAAACATCAGCCACTCTACATCTGACATCCTGACATAGCGTGGCTTTAGTTTAGATGGCGGTTTGGGCCTAGGCATTCTTTGGTCTCCGTGTTGCTCGGATAGCCCAACAAGAAGCGCAGTACCATTTATTAGGATTCATTTGTATCCCACCTTCTGGTGGTTTGTTCTGGTCACATTTGCCACACTGTTTAAACTTATGTGTGTTGGGCTGCTGGCCACTTAAATCTAATTGTTGTTTTACGAATCCGTTCACTTCTTCATGTTCCTTACAAATACTGCAAATGATGCCGCTGTATCACCAAATGCGGTCATGGCATCAAACTCCTTAGCAACCTCTTCTAGTACTTCGTTTCTCTGTGAAGGTGAAACGTAAAGGTCAAAGTGGTATGGCTGCCCCTCAATGTCACGCAGGATCTGCTTACCAAGGTTGCTATGCTTTTCCACCTCGTTAAAGGCTTCGTCTTCTTCGCTTGTCCATTCAGTCATGTGTTCTTCTCCTTGAGTTTTGCTTCAATGGCTCGGGCATCTGAGAGTTTTACGTAAGGATTTACATCTGAGTCTGATGTTCCAATACGACTAATGGTTTCCCAAATTTCCTCATCCGTCAGCCCTACCCATTTGCACTGTGATGCTTGAGGGTCTTTGGCATAGTGGTATTTGGCGTAGAAAATCTGCGAGGTATCTTTGTCTAAAGCATAGATGCCCACAACATGAGCGCCTTCTTTGGTCACATCCACACCAATAGACACGGGCGACCAAGGCTCATCCTTCGCTTCTTCCTTTAAATACAAACCCCACACCTGACCCAGTGGTGTAAACAAAGGGCTGTCTTTGTCTGTACTTACCATGCCGTTAGTTGGGTCGTACCATGCTATTGGCTTCATTCTCCCCTCGCTTTCAGCATTGCGTCTGCAATTTCGTAAGCAGTATTCGCCAATGTACTTTCTGCTACTAATCTAAATGCTTGACCATCTGCCATCATTCCTTGCATGGCCTTAGCCGCAAAGTAGTCACGCAAAGTCATATTCAACGCATGATCCTCCGTGAAGTAAGATATCAAAGCTGATTTGGTCATACTTCCTCCTGAAATGATATTGGAATGTAGAAGCAAGCTTTACTCTTGCTATCTTGAACATTGACTATGCCATTGCCGCGAGTCTGCTCGGGGTGATTGATCCACCGCTTACAGTTCTCGCACTTGGCGTTGTAAACCACTGGTTTACACCTTGTGTATTCACTTGATAGAGGTGTCATATTAGTTTGTTTAAACTCTTAGTTCTTCTTGAGGTCTAGCACGTTGTTGTAAGCTCTCGTCCAACTGCAGAATGAGATCTGCTAAATCTGAATCAATTAAATGCAGTTTCTTCGTCCATCGAGCAATTGTTAGCTGTAAGTCATGAACAAACTCTTCTCGCAAAGAGCTGTTGTTCATAACATCAGCCACCATTCTGTAACCACCGCCAGACTCGCGGTCTGACGGCAAGCTTACAAATGCTCTGACATGTGTTGGCTCTGAAGTCAGCACAGTGATCTTACATTTTTGGATCAGATTACGGGCTTGCTCTCTGCGGTATTGAATAGCCGCCTCCGAGTCGTCCCATTCAAAGTAGGAGTGCAAGATGCTCTCTTCTTTCTTTGCCTCCTCAATCACATCATCAATCATTAACACGCCACCGTTTTGACGTGCCATCTTCTCTAACAGTTTTCTTTCTTCGTTCATGATTTCTCCTTTTGTTTAAACATAAATGCCTGCCTTGCCTCACCGGAACTCACGTCGCCCCGCCCAACCTTGCCTGCCCTGCCCTACCACGCTATGCCTAGCCGATCCATGCCTGCCATACCTCGCCAGTCCCATCTAGACCAAAACGAGCCTTGCCCCGCCTGCCTAACCATGCTCACCGCGCCATACCCGTCCAGTCCATGCCTCGCCTGCCAATCCTTTCCTTGCCAGACCCTGTCTCACCTTGCGAGTCCATGCCTGCCGAACCAAACCAAGCCACTCCATACCTAGCCCTTCCCCGCCGAGCCACGCCTGCCGTGCTAAACCGAGCCTGACCGCTCCGAGCCGCGCCTATCCATGCCTGCCATACCTATCCCCACCGTGCCCCACCTGTCCCGTCCATGCCTGCCCATGCCTGCCATACCTTGCCGTGCCGTACCGGAACAGGCCATGCCTTGCCACGCCACACCTGCCATGCCAGACCGGGCCTGCCCAAACCCCGCCAAGCCGGGCCTATCCAAGCCTGCTTAGGTTTAAACGTCACTCAATGCCAAACTTGGCCCTGATTGCGCTTTCTTGGTCGCTCTCTACTACTTGGAACAAACCAAATCCACATCCGGCACTAGCCTTACTGTCGGGTCTGCCTGCTCCAATACCAACTTGTAAGCCGCAACGGCTGATCAAGTTAATCACATCCACAGTTTTAAACTGATCCATATCAAAACGAATACGTAGTTTTACTGCCCACTCTTTATACATAGGACGTGAACGAACATCCACCACGCCAGTAGCGTTACGGGTGTGTGCGGTGTATGTATCGCTCTTTCCATAGACACGAACCAATGGGATGCCATCCTGTTGATCCCAGCCGTCAGCCTCTACAAACGTTGACAGCTTCGCCAACGTCATCTTGAAGCCAACCAGACGACACGCAGAAATCATCGCAGCGCGAAACGATGCAGCGTTTACACCCTCCCATCCCTGCATACTGCGGTAACGCGCATCTTCTGCTTCTTTTTCGTAGTCCCGTGCATCACGAACCTTTTTACTGTTTGCAGACTTACCCTCTTGCATCTTTGCCATCAGTTCCGCTTTCTTGCTGAAGCGTTCTACAACCAATGGAGCAATACCTTCTAGGTACACATCCACAGTTGCAAACTTAGGGGGTGAAATTACGTATGTTGTTTCAATTTCTTTAGCCATTTTGATACTCTCTTCTTTGTTTAAAAATTATTCGCTTAGTTCTTTAAGCATTTGGTCTGTTAAATCACGTACCCGCTTTAACGCTATATTCATGTCTGCCTTGTGTGTAAACTCACCAGTGACAGCCATCTTAATGCTCGTTAAAGTTTTGTACATATCCTTACCCTTCATGGCGAATAACAAGTTGTCTTCGTCTTCGGGGTATGTAAATTCAAGTATTGCTTTGGTTTGCATGGAGACTCCCTATTGGTTTAGCAATTAACCAACGATCCCCCAATTGCAAGACTGAGCGCACCCATTTGCGTTGGTTGTGTTGATTGATATGTTCGGGAACCATATTATTGTTGTAGATCTTTCTAGCTTTTTTGCGTAGTTGTTCAGGTGTTAACATCTTCTCTCTCCCTAAGTTTGAGATGATCCGGCATCTTTGAAGTGATCCAGAAACCATCAGCGTTTAAACTAAAGCCCTTTTCAATCATTTCTTCTGGAGTTCTGCATCTGCGGTCTACTCCATATTTGCCTGTACGGTGCTTCTCAAAAGCACCATTGCTGTTGAAGTACTGTTTACATGCTTGGCATTGATTACGGTTACCCCTTAGCACTTTCACTTGAGACCTCCCTCATGATTAGGTTTGCAATCTCTTCGTTGATCAGTTCACCAAATGATTTGCCTGACGGGAATCTCATCTGCGATGCCTGATGGTCATTGATTACCTTGGTTGCGGCTGACAGTCCGTCATTAAATCCTTTGAGGTAAGGATTGTCTTGTGCCATACGCACCTCCAATCCCTCACGCAGAATCCTAGCCATCGTCACCTTTTTGGTTCGGGCAAACTTCTTTAGCTTGACGTAGTCTGCATCGTCCAAGTACGTCATGAACGGTTTAAGTTTCTTAGAAGGGGTCATCTGTTACTTTCGTTTTTTCGTATGCATTGACTAAAGCATCAAACTTAACTTTGGCCGGTACGTTGCCATGAAGTTCTGTGCGGGAGTCAATACCACATCGTTTACACAACATGTGGATGCAGTCTGTTTCGTTGTCGCACATCAAAAACTCTTGGAAGTCAGGATCACGGCAAAGCATTCCGGCCTTCTGAACTCGGTTGTCGTATGGCGTGGGTGATTCATCATCTTGGATGCGAACCACCGCACAGGCATATCTCGCCCCAACAAAGTCACGCAGAATCTCTTCAGGGACTTCGTCAGGGTGCAGAGAGAGCGTCAAGATAAAACCTGTACGGTCTTGCTTGAGCGCAACCTTACGGGCTTCAAACTGTAACGCCATCGAGTTGCCCCTGAAGATAGGAGATCACTGCACGGTAACCAATGATGTCGTTTTTCAACTGCTCAATCTTATTGGATTGCTCGTCTATGATTTGCTCGTTGACTTCATCAAGGATTTTCCAGTTAGCAATCTCTGCGTGTAAACGATCAATCTCGCTGCGCAAAACTTTTTGTCCTTCTGTAGGAACTACTGGCTTCAATTCTTTCTTGTCTTTCTTTTTCTTCTTGGCGTTATGCAAGACTTGGTAAACATAGGCGTTAGTTACGCCACAAGCCTTGGCAACATCGCTTGGCTTGTGTGTAGGGTTGGCTTCTTTGTAGGCTCTGATTTGTTGTGCTTTAGTCATGGTCTCTCCTTTTTAATTAAAAGTTCTTTGTGGCGTTGTTTGTGGCAGATTTGGCAAAGCCACACGACAACAAGAGGATGGTCGTAATCCTCGTGATGGGCGACAGTTTTTGTTCCAGAACATCTGACACAAGGCTGTCTGACCAATGTTCCGTTACGGACGGCTTTGGCGACTTGGCTGTGAGCCACGATCCTGCGGGAATCCTCAGCTCTCCATGCTCGTGTGATTTCTGTTGCCGCCTTGAGGCGCTTTGACTCTTTTCCCCGCGCCCTGTCGTACTCACGAATCTTTTCAAGATTCTTATTCCTATTGGTTGTGACATCATTTTTGTTGCACTCCTTACATTTGTTAACGTGGCCGTCAGCCATCTTGTTGTGCTTGTAAAAATCACTTAATGGTTTGACGGTTCTGCATTTAAAACATTCCTTCATGATTTGCTCCTAAAAGCAAAATCATACCCGTTTTAACTAGAACGGGATCTCGCTATCGTCAGCAGGGAAGTCCTGCGCTTGGTTCTCTTGGCGTACACCGCCTTGTTGTTGTGGGACGAATCGGTTCACTGCGAGTGACAGATAGGTCTTACCGCTCTTGCCAACCTTCTTCCATCCGGACAACTTGATAATCGTCAGGCCGTTCTCGGTCTTGATTGCCGTCAGATCCTTAAGGTTGATGGCAATCGTTCCGGAGTAATCCGGAGACTTGGGGTTCTTCTTGCTCTGCTCTGCGAATAAAGAGCCTGTGTCGGGGCGTGTTTCAAAATCACTCATTTGGTTTCTCCGTTTGGTTAAGTTTTAGCTTCAAGGATTTGAAGCAGTTCAAGACCTCCTCGTACAGGGGAGGGTGCGTTTGCTTCAGCGAATCAAGCTGAAGTTCATTGCTCTTCCAGTAGCTGTTTAAACCCGCTACGGTGGTGCAGTGGGAAGTCCACTCAATCATTCCTTCGGCAAACAACTTACGACTTGCGTCCGAGTTGTCCCATTCCACGGGTTGTGGCTTGGCCTTAGTCTTGGCAATAATCTTCTCGTACTTGGGGCCATCTTCCTTCTTGTACAGTTCACCCATTGGAGCCGTTGCCTCTGTGCTAGGAGCGGCTTTTGAGTCCTCTTGCGGCAAGTCATCTCCGGCATAGATGTATATGCCCAAACCGTGCAAGGCGAGGGCTTTGGTCATGCATCGCATGATTGCAGTGTTAACGGCAAACGCATCAGGGTTAAGGATGGGCTTGTTCTTGTAATCCATGACGGGCAACATACAGGTTCGGGGCTGACCGAACAAAGTCACTGTGACCCACACCATGCCTGTACCATTGACATCCATGTAGGGTTTACCCTCAAAGGTCTGTACATCAAAGGTGGCAGTGGCATCGGCCTTTAAAGCCTCTTGCCATGCCCACGCCCATGACAGGTACGTCAGGCCATTCTTCTTCTCGGTGTGATCATTGACGTTGATCTTCAGTAAATCATGGGGTGACATTGAGTTCTCCTTGGTATTGTTTACACCACTTGCTGACTCCGCAGAAGTCTCCGGTGTCTTGCGTCCTTCTCTCTTCACTGCGTAGATGGTCTCGCTCATCCATCGTTCTTCATCGGTACAGGCTTGTAAGTCCTCCCCGAATTCCTGTGCTTGCTTGGCGGCACGGTGCATGTCCAAGCGTTTGCGTACATAGGTCTCGGTGGTAACTGAATCCCACATGGGGATGTCAATCATCACGGCCTCAGCCTCGGGATAGTTCTCCTGAGTGGAGTGGGCGGTGTAGTCTTTGATGATGGCGCAGATCTTTAGACCGCAGACCTTTTGCTTCTTGACTGTTTCCACAAGCCATTTGTAGATGTTCAACTGGGTGACCCAGTCGTCCTTGGACTGCATGACTGACCAAGCCTTAACAAACTTGTAATCAATGATGACAATCCCGTCATCTGTATGTTCCTGTAGATCCACTGCACCGCTGATGGTGATGCCATCAATGGAGTGAAAGATGCGCTCCTCGTTGGTGTAACCCTCGACTGTCTTGCCCTCAAGTTTGGCGTGCATGAACGTGCCAAGTTGTGAAGCTATCAGTTTGGTAACGTCAATCTCCATTTCCTCGTCATACTGTTCGCGCATTCTGCGGATCTTTGGTGGCGACATTAACTCGGTTACGCTATACTGAGAAGCACCCTTGGTGTAGAAGTCTCTCGCAAGCAAAGCCACTAACGGTGCGGGTAAGCCTTGTTTGTTGGTTATTTTCATTTACTCTCCTGAAAGTTGTTATGAACCCAGACCTCAATAATAGCGATGTTCCAACTGAATTGCAAGCACTATCACAAATTATTTTTGGCGAGCCAGCTTCTAAAGCAAACTCTAGGAGAGTTGTTCACTACGGTGGTATGTCTAGACTGATTAAGTCTAAGAAAGCATTAAGTTACTCTGATGTTTTTAAGCAACAGTGCAAGCCATTGGCTACTCTAATGACGGGGGATCTGCGAGTTACTCTGCATATTTTTTATGCGTCACGCAGACCTGACCTTGATGAGAGCCTGATCCTAGACCTGATGCAGGGTCTTATATATGAGAACGACAGGCAGGTAAAAGAGCGTCATTGCTACTGGGGGCTAGACCCTGATAACCCCCGTGCAGAGATCATCATTGAAAAGATCCCCGAGGTTGCTCCAAAAAAAAGCCCCTCCAAGAAAACTCAGAAGGGCTAATCCCATAACAGGAGGAGAGTACCAGCAACTGCAAGTTGTGGTAGCCCGTAGTTTAAACCAAATTCAACCGGTAAGCAAAACACAGTTGTTGGCCACCCGGCGCTTTGTTTAAACGCATCCAGCAGCACCCGGCGTGCGTGTTTAAACAATAACCAGCAACCCGGAGCTGCGGATTCTTTTTAATTCTTCCGGTAACTTGGATGTTGGTAAAAATATTTTAAAAAGTACTTGACAACATTCCAATAAGTTGTGATACAGTGCAATTGTTGTCGTAGAAAGCAACAAATGAAAGTCGTTACACATGCTCTCGCCCTTGGTCTTCACCGCAGGGTTTCTACCGAGGGCAGTTGTAACGGCTTTTTTTGTTTCAGAACTAGACGGGCGTTGGGTTAGCGCCATCGCATCCCTTAACGGGGAGGACGTTAAAAAGACACTGCTTCATGTGAGCCGTCTAGTTCTGATTCTCCTCCTACGACAACCGTACTCCAGACGTTACTAAGGGGTAGATATCTGCCTGCGTGGAAGCAAAGGGTTACGTGGTATGCGCAAGCTAGGGGGCAGTTCCCGAACAATCCACGGTGCTGGTCGTATCTGCAAGCACAGGGGTTAGGACAACCTAACATGCAGAAGCCCTAACGGGCGGTGAAACCATCCCTCTCTACTCCTTGGGGTAGGG